TAATTTTTCACGAGACGTCACATCTTTCTCAAGATCAGCTTCAGGAAGGTTCATCCGTTTAGTCATGAATTCCTGACGGCCAGACGGTTCCAGCTCAAGATCATCATAGTCAGCCTTGGTTCTCGCAAGCAGCCTTTTAGCGTAAGGCGTACTTTCATCCAACATTGGATTTGCCTTTGGCCAATTCTTCATGTCGTCCACTTCATCCGCACTGTCTAGCTTGCAGATGAAAGGAAACAGCCTGAAATCGTCAACCTCTTCATTCAAGATTTGCATAGACTTCTCTATCAGCTTGTCATAGAATCCCTCACGCACATACCCATTCGTACCGTTGTAGAAAGTCCGAGCATGAGCAATCTTACCAAGACCAGACCGTTGAATATTCACGGCCTTATCATCTTCAAATTGGTGAATCTCATCAAACTCAAGACAGCCATCACGAGCAGAGTCCATCGTTTTCGGATTATTCGTCCGAAAAGAAAAAACCGAGTTATTCGCTCGACCTGTGATAGACATTTTAGTTAGATAAAAATGGTCCTCAAGACCACGCCTTTGAATGGTTTCATAAACTTCCTCAAATGACACCTTCCCCTGTTTCTCAGAGTTAGCGGTGATAGTTACATCATAATCTCTGATAGGGTAGATAGGACTGATAAAGAACGAAGACCTGGCAGACATGAAACCATTCTTACCACCCCCACGAGCTAAAGTATATAGATACTCGTCGAAGTGTGGCTCCCCGTCCTCTTTCCTAAAAAGAAAAATGAACGGGGTCAAGAAAAGCTGGTATTTCGCTAGAGGGAAAAAGTTCTTTTCCGTAAACCGAATGAATTTCTCAATTAGGTCATTATCAAAATATAAATCATCACGAGGATAGATTTTCTCCTTGATAATTTTAAACAGCAACTTTCTTTCCTTGTTAACAACGATTTCTCCACGCTCAGCCATTTTGATATAGTCATCAACCAGCGGATGAGAAATCATAACAGATCACTTCCAGACGTAGGTTTCTCAACAGGAGAATTTTCAACTTCAAAATCAAACGATCGCTCAATCGCCAAAAGCTGATTGCTTGTTGAGTTGATTTCCTTGATGAGAGAATTCGCTTTTTGGAATCTCTGTTGCCCATTGTGAACAGTGATGACCAATCCGTCTTCATGAAGTTTGGCTTTCAGCTCATAGAGTAGTCTGACGAGATAAAGATAACGATTCACTTTTTCGTACTGGATCGCATCCTTTTTTCTAGGACTGAAATAGCCGATTTTAGAAAGTAGCTGATTTTCTAATTCTTTTATATTTTTTTCTGAGTATTCTTCCATTACCCCCCACCCCCTTTAATTTTTCGTTAAAAATTTGGACAGTTGACCCCTCCCACCGGTTCCCAAAACCTTAAAAACACTGGATTTTTTTGACCGGGGGGGTGTTATCATCCCCAAAATTCGTCTGTTCTGAAATTTTTCTCAATCATTTTTTTAGATTTTCTAAATTGGAAGCGACCGTGACGTTTATTGTGACATTCCTTACATAAAGTTCTAAGGTTATCTAAGTCAAGAGCGAACTCTGGATAGAACTCTAGCTCTTTGATGTGGTCAACCTCTAGGTTCTCTGTTGTAACTTTGCCTTCTTCTCTGCACCAAACACATTCGTTATGATCACGTTCGAGTGCAAGCTTGCGAAGTCCTCTCCATTCACCAGAATTATAAAACTCTGTTCGGTCTGCTCTAGTTGAAACTTCAATCATTTGATTATTGATGTTGATACTTTGAGTTCAAATTTATTTAGTTTGTCAATACAATTATTCAAATGTTCGATTGCTTCACAACATTCTTGAGTCAACTCTTTTAACTCTGAGTCATTTTCAATTTCGAGTCCAACTACAATTTTCCCTAATGGTTTTTGGTTGGTTGTTCTTTTATTAGATAGTCTTTTAAAAGTGCCTTTCATAACTATGTAAACTCCTTTGTTTTCACTCTCTCAATTCCTTGTTTTACATATTCTAGTGAACTCGCTACATGAGTTTTAACTCAGATTTATCAAGTGTTTATCCTGCATACATGAAATGAAATCATCATAACCTCAAAACAATGAATTGATATTAAAATAAAAAAATTAAAAGCCTTGAAACTTCGTCATGGCTCGGTCTTGTGAATCTTGGTTTTTGCCAATATATCGTAAGGAAATACTCTGGCTTGAGTGGTTCAAAAGGTCCATTATCAGAGCGACATCTTTGGTTTGCTCGTACATGAATAAACCAAAGGTCTTTCTCATCGAGTGAGTTGCTATGTTTTCTAGACCGACTTCTTCAGCAGCTCTTTTGATAATCTTATAAGCTGTGTTAGGCTTTATGTGCTGATGCTTTCCGTTTCGGCTTGGAAAGAGGAAGTCTTCATCTTTCTTGTCTTTGATATACTGCCTCATAGCATTCTTGAATTTCTTTGGCATCTTTCGTTTGGTTGGCTTGTCTGTCTTTTCATCGACGATCTGGACATGCCAGCCTTTAACGTGCTTTACTTTTAGTTTAACAATATCACCAATACGAAACCCCAGATTGACACCAGACAAGAAGAGCATGAGGTTACGTTGTCTATCTGAATCTTTGACTGCGCTATGCAATGTCAACCATTCAATCATAAGCTGAACATCATCTCTATTTCTGATTGGTTCAACAACTACCACATATCCTCACCTCCTTTTTTATGCACAAAAAAAGCAGAGGTTTCCTCTCTGCTATTCTTCATGATACTAATTTAGCACATTGTTTTTGTCAATTCTATATGTTTTTTTGACAACTTTACATAAAAAGCAAATTTGAAAGTGTATCAAGAATGACTTCACGTCTTCTGTAAATCTGCTTGCTATGCCTATACAAGTAGCCAGTTTCGCCATTTTCCATAATATGCCAAACTTGAATCCAGTCATATCCAGTATGTTCTCCCCAGCGAAGATAAAAGATTTTTTTGTCATCTGGTTCTAGACTTTTTAGTAATTGGGAGATAGCATTTTGGAGATTTTCTAGTCTTAAAATCATAGGATCGCTTGCATAAGCAACCGCTAGATTCTCTGACCTGTTGACGAATGTCCCACTGCCACTTGCTCCAGTATCATCAATACCAGGAACAGTAAGATGCTTAACTTCATACAAACGTTCTAGCTCATGCCTTCGTTGGCCGATAAGTTTGTCAATCTTTAAATATTTATCATCGAGTTCAAACTCAAGATAATCTCTTCGTGCCTTTGTTAAGTTCTTTTTGACCAAGCCTTACCTCCCATATATCTTTTACTTTTAATCCACTTGATAATCTTACCGTCGTTATTGTTATTGTGATAATCTGGCAGTCTTGCTGTTGGACTCTCTTTGTAGACCACTTTTTCAACTACCTGGATTGCAGGCATCATTTCATCATCTATCCACCCTACAAGCCAAGCAGGATTTACATCATAGGTTTTAGCAATCATTTCAATTTGCTTAATAGATGGATATCCACCTCGCTCATACAAGTGAATTGTATTTTGAGAAACACCCGTATCCCTAGCCATATCTTTGACAGAGAGCCCTAGGTCCTCTCTAAGTTCTTTTAATCTCAGTTCCATGCTATGAACCTCCTTCCTAAGTAACTATTTTGTAAAATTCTTCCAGACACATGTTCGACCAAATGAAATGATTGCTTTCTAAAAGCTTCTCGCTCCCCATTTTTTTAATTCTTTGATAAAGCCTGATTTTAAACAACGCTTGATTTTGTTTCGAAAACCTAGTTCCTTTTACTGGTAATGTTGCTATAAACGATAATGCTTCACCATAAGCGCGAATTACACATTTTGCTAATATATCACTGTTTTCCCCTTCTCTAACAACAATTGATACATTAATTGTTTCGTATTTTATAACCTCAATCAGACCAAGTCTGTCTTGTTTGCTGTTTGTGTTTTGAAAACCTGAATATGGGTATTTTTTAGGTTTCATTCCTTGTCCTCCAAAAGTTCTGGGTTTTCGTAGATGTTTCCGATAACTTCTCTATTTCTAGC